GGCACTGACTACTGGCTAGATCCCCGTGCTCGCTTGATGAAGATCAAAGACAAGAACGGACAAGTCAGCACAGGTTGGAAGAGTGTAGATGACAAACTGTTTGGGGGCTTTAACCGTGGCGAGCTGAATATCTTTGCAGGTGGATCGGGTGCGGGTAAGTCACTATTCCTGGCCAACCTGGGCATTAACTTTGCAGAAAAGGGCTTGAACGTAGTGTATCTAACACTGGAACTTAGTGAAGAACTGGTGGCTATGCGTATGGATGCTATGGTAACAGGCATGGCAACCAAAGACGTGTTTAAGAACTTAGATGACGTGGAAATGCGGGTTAAAATGGTTGGTAAGAAGTCGGGTACGTATCAGATCAAATACATGCCAAGTGGTAAGACTACAAACGATATTCGAGCTTACTTAAAAGAATATGAAATCAAACTGGGACGCAAAGTAGACGTGCTACTAGTGGACTATTTGGACTTGTTAATGCCAATGGGCAAGAAGATTTCAGCGGAAAACCTATTCGTTAAGGACAAGTATGTAAGTGAAGAACTGCGTAACTTAGCTATGGAAAAGAACTGCGTGTTTGTCACTGCGGCACAGTTGAACCGTGGTGCTGTAGAAGAAGTTGAGTTTGATCACAGCCATATTTCCGGTGGACTATCTAAGATTCAAACAGCTGACAACGTGTTTGGTATCTTTACATCAAGAGCTATGCGTGAGCGTGGTCGCTATCAAATACAGTTGATGAAGACACGTAGTAGTTCGGGTGTAGGACAGAAGATTGACCTGGAGTTTAACATTGACAGCCTGCGTATCTCGGACTGTGAGCAAGAAGATTCATACGGCAACAGCTCTAGCCAAAGTGCAGGATCATCACTGCTAGCATCAATTAAGAATCGTGCTACTGTAGATCCTGCCACAGGTGAAATTGATCCTAACACACTGGCTCCGGCACCCAAAGTTCGAGCACAGGTTGAAAGTTCAAAGCTACGTGAGTTACTGAACAATCTGCCAGGTGAAGAAGAGTAAACAGAGCATTTTATAGCTAAACGGATAAGTACGTATATAATAACACCGAGACTGAGATGAAATACTTATACCACCTAACTAACCTGAACGATCCACTGCTGAGCAAGATCAAAGACGATCCTGTACGTCCACACATACCACTTGAACAGCGTGTTAATGACGCTGCCGAAATCTTAATGCTCAAGGCAGAAGATGAAGTGTTGGCCGTTACCTGTATGCAGTGGCTTAAAGATATCCCCAAATCAGAGCAGGACTTGATTGATCTGCCCAAAGACCATGAAGTGGCAGTGTTCTACACTATATGGAGTTATGCTCCGGGTGCGGGACAACAGCTGATCAAAGAAGCCGCAGCCTGGCTCAAAGACGAGTATAAGAACATCAAAGCTATAGTAACACTGAGCCCACAAACAGAAATGGCCAGACGTTTCCACACTAAAAACGGTGCCGATACATATAGACAGAACGAAACATCAGTCAACTATCGTTATTACAGCCGCGAAGCGGGACGCGAAGATTCCAAAGAATAACGCGAAGCGTAAGCGGCAAAATTTCCAATAGCCGCGAAGCGGCAAGCGGTACGCAGAAAAATAGTACCAAAAAGAACCCCTGTACAACAAGACTGTTAAATACAGTATGCGTCCAGGGATTTTTTACCTTCCGGAATATCACAACTTCAGCTATATTGCTCGTGTACCGTGGCCACATATATACGAAGATTACCAACAAGATTGGATCACCGCTGTGGACACTATGGAACAGTGGCTTACACAGTGTATAGGCAGTCATTATAGTGATTGGGCCTATGCTGAGCAAAAGGATCAAAACTACTGGGAAGCCTGTATAGCGTTTCGCAAAGAAAGCTATAAAACCCTGTTCTTACTACAGTGGAGTTAGATTACTGCGGATTGACGAATGCAGCCGCCCAAGTACCACTACTGTTATAGCCAGCTGAATTAAGTGCCGCTACCCACTGGTCCATGAATGCTTGTGCTTGCTCTACAGTGTCAAATTCTCCACTGTTGTCTAGTGTGTTAACACCGCTAGCACTAGTTGAAGTTGCTCGAAATGAATATGTTGCCATGTTATTATCCTCAATGATATAATATGTAATATTTATCTAGCGACAATGCCCACTATGATCATCAGCACAATGCATACGTAGATCCAGCCAAATTGTGACATATGGGTAAACTCGTGTGGTTCGGGTATGCGTCTATATACATCAAAGTCACTGTCGTATTGGTAGCGTTGTCCGTTTGGGCGTGTAATTATGTCGTTATTTTCCATAGTAGTATATAGCTGACTAACAGTACGGGCCAGTATAAAAATGAGTCCTAGCAAGGTAAAAAATAGTGTGCAAAAAAATCTGCTGAAGTACTTACTGTTCAGGGTGGGGTGGATTTTAGGGTTATGATGAGGGGTTATTTAGAGGCCCACTCGCTACGCTGAATTGGTCCTTTGCTCCGCAAAAAATAGTCGCGTAAAAAATTATAGAGAAGTACTTATGCTTTCATGATGGTGATTTAGCACCTATACCCAGTAAATTTTGCTTGCTTGCGTTGTATATAAGCAACAGTTTTATATTGTATAGCCGACCCCCCCCACCCTCCTCACCGACTCGACCATACCGGCCTCGAGGTCAAAAAAAATCCCCTACAACCGGGAGCGAATCGGATTTACTGTAGGGGATCACAACACCCATTGCCTTGTTGGCGTTGGGCTACTGCATGATAGACTTACCGGGAGCGAATCGTTGGGTCTATCCTGTACATGCTACGCTCTTAGTGGCGCATACACGTTACCTCTGCTACAGCAGGCCAGTTGCTTGGCATGCTCTTGCGTAAGTCTGCTATCTTAAGTACCATACGCAAGCTCAGCTCACGCATACGATCCTTGTTACTCTCAATGAATGCTACTACTTCAGCCTTGCCTTCATCATCAAAGCCATACTCATCCAACATGCCACAGTCTCTGACTACCTGTTTGATACGCAGGATCTTCTCACGTGTAGTGTCAATAGTCAAGTCTAAGTAGTGGCAACGTGACTCTAATGCTTCTAAGTGATCACGCAGTTTCTTTGAACGCACATGATCGAACTTGATGTTACTGATAAAGATAGCACCGCCTTTGAACTCGAAGCTGTTGGGCATGCCTTCTTGGCTTAGTGATCGGCTGTCCGTATTCCAATGGATCATACGCTTCTTACCTGAGTCCAATGCTGCCTTTAGAATGTTCAAGCTAAGGTCATCTAACAGTACTGAGTCACAGTCATCGAACACTAGGATACACTTCTTGTCCTGGAACTCATACAGCTTCTTGTACAAGCCAATAGCACTCATAGCACCCTTGACCACTTCATACTTCTTCAGCTTTGAATCGTTAGCCACATCAGCGAACACATCGTGCTTGCTCAGGACTTTCTCTACACCAAAGCTCTTGCCTACACCTGGAGGGCCTGTAACGATCATAGCACGTACATCGCCCTTCTTCACTGCACGAGTCATGTCTTCAAGGATATCAAAACGTTGACTCAAACGAGTCATGATCTCTTCGTCAGTCTCGTTTAGTACTTTGTTCACTGTGTCCTGCTCAAGGCTCAATACTTCTGCCTTGCTAGGCTTCTTGTTTGCTTTGGGCATGTCCGCCAATGTCATTACCTTTGCCATCTAATCGCTCCGATTGTTTGTGTGTAAGCAGTTATTATACTAGTTATTTCAAGTCTTGTCAGTTCTTTTGGTAAACTGAATGGACATCGCATCCTGGGTACTGAGCTTCGATCAATGCCCTAGCCTGCTGTGGTTGGAATGCTGTTACGGTAGTAGTCACCCAGCGGGTGTCACTGCTTGTACCTACTGAGAATGTAACTTCGAATAGGTTGTTCATTAGTCTAACCTCGATCCAGCGTAGGCTTTAAGTCCTAGGCCTTGCAAGTAGGTAGCGTAGGCTTGTGCGCCAGCTTCCTTAACACTAATGCTCTGTGTTGGAACACCTGCTGGATCCCACATGCTAAGGCATTTTGGTTTGTAGTCTTTGCGGAAGCCTGCTTTGATCAGCTCTTGTGCCTGCTTTGAGTTAGTGCGATCCACGTAGACCTCAACCCAACCAAAGCCACATGCGTCACGCTCGCCAATCTTAGCGTACATTGCTTGACCAGCTTGCTCTGCAAACACTTTGCCTGCTGTGATGAATTCTGCTGTTACCATAAGTTTCGCTCCTTATTGTGTTGTGTAAGTAGTTATTATACTGCCGTTCGCCCAGAGTGTCAAGCGACTTCTTTAAATACTTTGTAGCCGTAGATAGCCAATTTGCGGATGGCCTGCTGGATTTCTTGGTGGGTTTTGTCCAAGTCCTCAAGCACCTGTTTGGCTTCTTTGATAGTGCTAGCGGTGCAGGTCTCGCCTGAGTAGATGTGGCGGCAATCATAGTAACGATCGCCGTCATCGTTGACCAATTGGTAAGTGCCAAAGGTCTTGTACATGGTCATTTCGCCTAGCTTCATGGTTCGCTCCTGTGTTGCTATGTTTCTATTGTATTACTTTAGGGCTGGATTGTCAACCAGCTTACGACGGTTGTGTGCGATGATGCCTTCTTCTACGAACAGGGCTACCAGCAGGATGGCCAAAAAGATCCACAGTTCAATAGTCATAAAGAATGCGTATAGGATGTCGTTCATTATTTCACTCCCAGTTCTTTGTAGATTGCTTCCAGCTCTGCCTTCTCAATGGCCTTGTCTACCATCTGGCTACACATGTTCATTGTAAACATGGCAAACATTGTGGCAATCTGACGCTCTGAGCTAGTGAGCTGGGCAATGCGATCAAACAGGTCCTGCTCGTCTTTTGGTGTTACGAACATGCCGCTTTTGTGGATTGGGTTCTTCAAGTTTCGCTCCTTGTGTGTTTGTGTATGTGTTAATTATACTGTCAGACAGCCACTTCGTCAACCATCTCTAGCACCGTTGCTGGGTAGGCAATACGGCCATCGTACTCCAACTGGCTCTGCTCGAACTCTGTAAGGTAGTCATCAGCTACCACTTCCCAGCCAATGATGTTGTTACGGTAGTAGTCATTGTTCTCTTCAATGCGGAGTGCAAAGTAGGCTACCAACTCAGTGAGGTGTTCAGCATTAGGCAGAGCTGAGCCCAGGGCATACTTGTAATCATTACCGCCTTTGAACTTCCAGTACTGTGGGCACTGGCCTTCACCGTCCCAATCGTGGGCACCGTAGTTCTCTTGGATCTGTGTAGTGATTAGCAGTTGCATTAGGTTCGCTCCTTATTTGCTGTGTATGTGTATATTATACTAGACTTGAGCCAATTCGTCAACCAAAATCTGTTGTGTTATTACAACACCGCCATTCAGGCTTTGATACAGATCTGCAACAGATTTGACATAGAACTGCATCACAGTGCCCTTGCTGGTGATCAATGTGTATGTCATTTCTTTGCCATCCTTTTCATTTGTGCTTTGAACCACGGCTCCTGCATCAGCTCTGCGAACTTAGCTTCTGGATCGTAGCACTCGCCTGTCTTACGATCCTTGACCAGCTTCTCCAGTTGCTCTACAGCATACTCTGCGTCTACCTTTAGGGCCCACGGATGGCGTCTTGTTGAGTGCTTCTTCATCATTGCCGGGCTCCTTAGTGTCTATGCGTTAATTATACAGCTTTTGGGCTAACCTGTCAACCCCAGTCTTTCTTGTCACCTTGCTGTTCATTGTACTCGTAGCCACGGAAGTATTCACGCATCTCTTGCAGGCTAAGGTCCTTTGCTTCGATTCTAGGTCCTGAGTCACCACCTACTCCACCTTTGTGTGGGCACTGTACTCGACCATAATAGCTGTCTGCTGAGCCACGATCGAATGGGCTACCGTGACGGGCATTGTATGTGATGCCCTGGAATTCTACTGTTCTTGCTTGATCTATAATCATCTTCATTCCTTATTGTCTATACTGTAAGTATAACGCCTTAAGCCCAATCTGTCAACTGGACGTCGGCAATAACCCTACCGCCTGTATGGGTTAAGAAAACCTTAGTGCTGTCAGTTCCGCCCTCGCATAGGAAGACGCCCATGTAGCAGAACTGTCCGCCGTTGGTTATGCCCAGGAACTTACAACTGCTGAACGCTGGGCCCTTGTACTTGCCTTCTTTAGCAATGCGGGTCAGCTCTGGAGCACGATAGCTGATAAGGGTTTGCAGTTGCTCTGGGGTAATCATTTGTCAAACTCCACTCCGTCTAATTCAGTTACTTCTTCTTCCAGCACCATCAAGTCGACGATGCGGGCTGTTTGATCTTCGTTGCTCACACCCTGGAACGCTGTACGGAATGACTGGTACTCGCCCAGGAAGTCAAAAATGTCCTCACGCTCCCAGTCATCCGGCACTTCGATCTCTTGCCTGAGGATAGTTGTTACCATTGCTGTCTTCATTCTGCATCCTCCGACTCGCACAGGCCGTCCTTCTCCATCAAGCACTCTAGTGCATCGCTAACACGATCGCAGGTGTTGAAGTAGATAGTGTAGTCGCCTAGCTGGCGCTTGTCTTCGTCGCTAATGTATTCGAAGCCACCGTAGTAGTTAAACGAGCGAGCACGGCTGTCATCAACAACAATGGCCTCCATGTCTTCGTCTACATAAGCAAAGCCGCAACGCTGATCCAAGCCCAGCTCTGTAGCATTAACGCGGCGCATACCTGCAACCTGACGCTCGACCATGTCCTGTACTTCGTCCGCCAGGTCCATAATGTTTGTGAATTCACGCATAGTTCGCTCCTATTGTGTTTGTGTAAGTGTTTATTATACTGCCAAACTTAGTCTTCGTCAACCTCGTCTGGGTCAAAGCCCATAGCGTCAAAGAAGTTGGCCAGCTCTGTGTCATAAGCAATAGGATCCATTTCCTTAAGGATTGTGCTACGGTCAAATGTCACGCCCATAATAGTTACAGGGCCTTCCTGATCCATTGCTTCGCAAAACGCTTGCTCTAGGGATTCTGCTGTTGAAAGTGTACGCATAAGTTTCGCTCCTTAAAATACAATTATACACTCAATCCACGTAGTAGTCAACTGCCTGCTCTAGCTGTCCTACTATGCCCATCACTTCGCTAAACACACTGTCTACCTCTGCTAGCTGTCTGCCGTCGCATGTAGCCTCTGCCAGCATGTCGCCTATCTCTGCTAGCTTTGCAAGTATGTCGTCTCTCATCTCACGCTCCTTTGTAAGTGTAGCCTGCCTCGCCTGCTAATGCACAGTCCTTCCAGTCCTCAAAGCAGTCCTCTGCGTATTCCTCGTCCCAAATAAGTATCTCGTCACAGCTAGCAATCTCTTTGCCTCGTTTAAGTGTAACCTTAACAGTGCTTCCGCTAGCGTGTTCGCTAATGTAATAGCCTGCTGCCTCTATGTTTACAACTTTAACTTTCATATCGCTCCTTACTGTGTATGCATTAATTATAGCAAAGCTAGCCCAAAATGTCAACTAGCTTTGCTAATAACCCTACTGCTTACGCAGTTACTTGCATCCGTGTACGCACATAGTCTGCAACTTCAAAAGCGTCTAAGCTAACACGCCCCTCGTCCTGCATGCCTTGTTCGCTGTATGTAACAGCTTCTGCAGCCTCAATGCTAATGCCTGCTTTAATAAGCTCTGTACGCACACACTCCAAAAATGCACTGTCTGTATAAATTAAGCCCAGCTCCTCTTCGTTCCAAGTCTCTGCTGTAGTAAGTGCATACATGTCGCCGTCGCAATAGCTAGCTTCCTCTCCCTCGTCGCTAGTGTTTTCTGTGCTAACAAACATTCCAATGTCTGTAACAAAAACGTCTTTAGCTGTGTCGCTCCAATAGCCGTCTCCGCATACTGTAAACATTTTATTAACAGTAATGTTAAGCAACAAGCCGCCGTCTTCACGTGTAACATTTTGCATAGTTTTCGCTCCTAGTGCATTGTTTAAAAACTTATTATAGCAAAGCTAGCCCAAAATGTCAACTAGCTTTGCTAATACCCCTACAGTTTAGTCAACTAATTGTATGTTGTCCGTACGCAACACCGCCTTAGCACTTTGTATTGCTTTTGCAATTTCCATTTCTGCGTTAACATAATCTGTAGCACAAATGTCGCCTGTAACTAGCGCCGCATTGCGTACAGTAATTTTATTATGCTTGTCAAAAGTAAACACAATTCTGTAAGTGTCTAAACGCTTATTAATTACAAGTTTAGCAATAGCTGTGCATGTTGTTTGCATTTTGATGTCCTTTTTGTGTGTATGCATGTATTATAACGCACATCGCCCAAAACGTCAACTGCACAAATGAGAAACCCTACACTAGGTAGGGTTATTATCATGGACACAATGGTCCGGCGACCAGGAATCGAACCTGGATTAATAGCTTAGAAGGCTACTGTTCTATCCGTTGAACTATCGCCAGAACTTGGTGGGCCCTCCGTGAGTCGAACACGGCACCAATGGATTATGAGTCCACTGCTCTAACCAACATGAGCTAAGGGCCCCTTGTCCTACTTACTTAGTGTCTGTATCTCTTCATAGTCACCATCACTGGTCTCTTCGAACACTTGAACTTGTTCGTAGCCCTCATTGAGAGCCTTCTTTGCTAGGTCCAATGCTTCTTTACGGCTATTGGTCGTTTCAATCAGTTCCTGGTGGCCGTCCTCAGACTCTGCCCACACTTCGTACTGAACCCACGTCATGTCTTACTTTCGGTTTGGTTTAATAGATCACAAATCAGTTGGCCTAATTGCTCTGCTTCATGCTGGTTGTCCCTAGCAACGATGCACAGCACTCGACCTTTGGGTGTACTCTCAAAGTCCCTAACAACTACCTTGTAGGGACCGTAATCGGGACTAAGAGAGCAACCGTATCGCATCTGCTTTGATTAGAAAGGAGCGTCTTCCATAGCTGAAGTATCAACCTTGGCTTTTGCAGGAGCCTTAGGTGCCTTAATAGCGGGGCCTGCTTTGGCTTTAGGAGCTGCCTTGGCAACTGGAGCCTTAGCTGTCTTAGGAGCTTTGTCCTCAAGGTACTCAGCGATCGCACTCTGTGCTGAAGCGTCAGCAAACTCGTCCATGGATTGGATCTTCTGAACTGCTTCATACTTAGAAACAGCAGTGTCGAGTTCGCACAGGCGAATGTCTTCATGACCGTGTTTAGCAAGTACTTTGATACGCATGATATCAGTTGCGAAGCGAACTTTGTATTCGCCATTGAGTTTAGAAACGCCTACGACGTTGAATGTTTTATCTGTTGCCATAATATTAATGCCTCTTCTGTGTGTGTTAAAAATATACTAGGAAGCCTATCTTCTTAGTATGTGTTAATTATATACTCAAACTGCTTTGGAGTCAACCGTTTTCTGCTTCTTTTGGCGAACCAAAGGCTGTGGCTTTTGTGCCACATCTTTGAACTCTTTGTTCACATAGAACTCAACCAAAGCTCGTTGAATCATAGTAACCAAATCACCATGGTCTTCTGGCACTACAAATCGCCACGGGCAACGACCCCAAGTGCCCGATTGTACGAAATCGTGATAGTAAGACCTGTGTTGTTTGTCTTCTGGATCAAACACTGTATAGGGCCTACCTGATAGCTCTAATACGCTCATTTAATAGCCCATCCTCTCATGATCTGTTCTAGTTGATCCATTGCTTCTTTACTTGGTTTCATTCTGCATCCTCTTCGTTGTTTTCTTCTTCCCACATTTCCATCGACTCGCTGATGCCAAACATCTCATCAAGCACCTCTGGAATCTGTTCACGGACTTCTGCACTCGAGCTGGGCAAGTCATAGAAGTCATCATCACCATTGTCCCAAATGCCCGCAAAGTTCATACCACCCTCGTAGTAATAAGCACGAACTTCAAAGCCCAAGTCCAACAGTTTCTCGTAAGCCATACAAGGAGGCGCCCAAGCACTGTCAAACGGTGCAGTAAGGGTGTTGCCTTCGATGCTAGGCTCAATGCCATCGCCACCTACATCCCACTTGGTGCCCCACTCGTTCACACACCAATCATACCAGTTCTTGTAGCCGTGTGTGGCAAGGTTGCGTTGCTCTTGTTCTTCCAACTTCTTCTGTTCATCACCATTGCCCAGGAAGCCTGCTGTGATCTGCAAGTCCTCTGGCACTGGAATGAACTCTTGCAGGAACTTACCTTCACGCAGAGCTTTGTCGGCACGAGCGATCATTGCTGGATCTTCGTGGGCTAGTTCAATGACGTTGTTGCACCAATTAGGCATAGTGGCTCCTTAGTTGTATTCGTAAAAGGTTACAGTAGGGTCAATGCTGGCAAGTTCTGCGGCACAGCGATTGAGGAAGCGAGCCTTTGCTTGGAGTTGTGCTCCGCGGATCTCGCCGTCACATGTAAGGTTCTCTGGGCTAAGGTCTGCATCCAGTGAATTGGCAATGCTCTGACGATCCTTTGCATTCAGCAAGCTCAGGGCTGGCCGACCAAAGATCTTAGCATAGGCATTCTTTTGATCTACATACTGCTCTAGTGTGCTAATGTTCATAAGTTTCGCTCCTTATTTGTTAGTGTATGTGTATATTATAGCGCCAAACTCAAAGTCCGTCAACTATGCTTTGAATAACCCTTTGTGCTTCCCGGGTATCTTCGCACTCGTCCCAAATGGCCCACAGCATCAATTCCAGCACGGTTTCAGCTTCTTTACGGGTAGGGCCACGGAGGCTATGGATAAAGCCCATCACTTCCTCTTTACCGTTCATACCCCACATGATGTCAGCAATGGCTCGCTGGGTCTTGTTTAGGCCTTCGATCTTAATCATCACTGCGTCCTTTGTGCTTAGACTTGCGGCGGTATGCCTTCTTGCTCTCTACAACCTTTGCTTTGAAGGGTGTATCCTTACAGAACAGAACTAGATGTGCTCTAGTCTTATGCGGTATCTTTACAGTTATCTTCATTGCTCGCTCTCCTTAGTATGTGTATATTATAGCACCAAAAGACAGAAGCGTCAACCGTGTGGCGACCCCCGTCTCGCAGGGGGTCAGTGCGGCCTCAAGGGCATACTAGGAGCGAACTAGTCTAGCTATTGAAGGTGTCAAACGGATCGTAGTCACCTTGTGGCGGAAATGCCACATCCCATTCAGTAGGGTCAATTGTTTCTTCTTCGAAGTCCTCTGGCTCTACACCAAAGTCAGACAGGACTTCGTTAACATATTCTAGGGGAACCTTAAGCTCTAGGGCAATGGCTTTGGCCGAGTAGCCCTCAATGAACAGGGTCTCAATATCGTAATACAGGTCTTTTACTGCACCCATTATGCATACTCCTTTTCTGATTCAAATGCTTCTGTCAATGTAACATAGTCAGCGGAGTGGCACTTAACATACCAAACGCCGTCTGTGCGGAGGATATACTCGTATTCCTCATACTGGTGATTCTCTACATAATCCGCGTAGTCTTTGAACTTCTTTGCACCCGTACCAGTTTCGCCGCGATCACGTCCGTAGAACGTAGTCATTTCACCGTAGAGCTTGTCGTAGTCCTCTGAGGACATTTTAGTTTCAAACTGGCTAAAGGCGTGCTGTGTGCCAATAGTAGGACGAAGCGAGCTAATGTCGCCCAAGTCAATAAGGTCACGCAGGACGAATGGGTTAGAGTAGTGTTCTTGCAAGAGCTTGCCGTTATTGCTCAAGTAACCGTCCCAGTGGCAATATACTTGTTGGACTGTGCCGTCTGCAAACTCAAGTGCGATAGTTGATCGTGTACCCATTTTCAGCTCCTAGTGTGTTTGTGTAAGTGTTAATTATAGCAGGGTCTGGCCAAAGTGTCAACCAGACCCTGTGTGGCATTTAAGCCACGCTGAGCATGTTCAGCGGAACGGCATAGCGGCCTGCTGGGGTGTTGACCGTAGCTCGCTTGATAGCTACCTTCTCTACAGTGCCAATGATCACGCCACCACGGCCTGTAAACTGTACACGGGTGCCTTTGGTCAGGGTGAACTTGTTCTGGGTTGCGATACGGGTACGAGCAAACTTCACAGCGTCACCAATGCTGGTCAGCTCGTCGTTAGTGAATGTACCGGTGATAATCGCTGTGTTGATCTCTTTGATATTCATCTTCGCTCCTGTGTGTGTTTAAGTGTTTATTATACTGCATTTGGGCAGAGTTGTCAACCGCCCTAGTGCTGTTAAAATACAGCGTCGTCTAGCTCCATTGCCAATGCATTAAAAGCATTTTGTATAGGCTCATGCTCGTCGAGGCCCGACATCTCTAGCAAGTCTTGTATCTGTAGCATTAAGCTGTCTAGTTTGCGTTTGACGTCTTTTGATTCTGACATATAGTTCCTTTGTTGCTAAGTGTTAATTATAGCAAGTCTAGCCCAAACAGTCAACCCCATGCTTTGTATAACCCAGCTAGCCCAATGGCTATTGCTACACCGTTAACGATCATCTGTGGCTTATTTGCCACACGTACAGTCCAGGCCAAATAGAACGCACCGCCCGCCAACCCTGCTACAATGTTCCAGGGATGTAACGTTGGGAAGAAGCTCATGAGTACATACATGATCAGCAGGCATACAGTGCCCGCCCATTGCAACAGATTGTTCATGCGTTAACAGGGGCAAACATTGCCGCACCGGCCACCATAAAGATCCTATAGGCAATGCGATCCTGCTTTGAATACTGATCCAAGCTGTCACCCATCTCCATCAGCTGTTCTAGCACAGGCTGTCCATTCTGCTCGGCTAGATCGCTAATACGTGCCACCGCTTCTTTAATTTCCATTTTCCGCTCCTCGTTGTCTAAGTATTAATTATAAGGCCTTAAGCCACTTCTGTCAAACGGATCACAAAACCGCTATAGTCCTTCTTAGCACGACCTTTAGCCTTCAAGCCCAACATCACGCCCTTAGGGTCTAGGAAGCGAAGATCTGTCTCGTCTGCACTGGGCACACCATCGGGGATCTTGTCGTAGACAGCAACCACTGACATGCCCTGCAATAGTGCTTCTGCTACATCAGCGTCATTACCGTCTGCCTTGCTGAATGTAAGGTGATAGTTGGGGTACATCTTAGTCTTACGACCCAGAACCTTAGTGTAGTCATAGAACTGTACTGTAGGGAACAATTGGAACAGATTCATGTCTGTAGTGCCCACAGTGTACTTCTCCCAGCTCAAATCACTAGTGCCGTTGAGTCGGAACACTGGGATCAAACCCTGCTTCTCAGCGAACTTGATAGCCTTAGTGATATCGTGATACAGATCCTTCATAAAAGCATCGCGATCCGCAAAGAAGTACTCTGTCTTGCGAATACGTGCCTTCTGGATCATGTTGGTGTTTTCACCCTTCTTGAACATGCCGCCACGTCCTGCGGTGTTAAGACATGCTGCCGTGCAACCAGCTGTTCGCTTAGGGCAAGTCTCTTTGCCACTCAGTGTAGCAGGTGCAAGGTGCAGGATGAAGCTCAAATAGCCCATCTTAGTACCCTTTTGGATTTTTGGGTTTGCAGTACTTAATAGTTTAAACATGGTTCGCTCCTTGTTTGTTAGTGTATGCCATAATTATAGCAAGAATTAATAACCTTGTCAACCGATGGGTTATATGTACTGATCGTTCAGTTCGGGCTGGATCTGCTTGACCAGCTCACGCTCATATGCATAAGCTTCAGCACGACCGCGAATCACAGTGATCACAGAGTGTTCCCAGTCAGTCCAGTTACCTGCCCGGATATAGTTATAAATGACCCAGTCCTGCGACTCATGCTTGGCACGTGAAATATGCTTCCGCCACCGCTCCTTAACAGCCTTAGCCACAGTGACAGTGCCCTTGCGAGTCAAGCCAATGTATGCTAGCCCGTTATGAGTGGCCGCGTATATAATATAGTTTGAATCCTTACGGGCAGTTCTCTTCATAGTTCGCTCCAATCTCTCAGTATCTTATTATAGCAAGTCTAGCCCAAACAGTCAAGTCCCTACGGAGCATAGGGTCTTTCTAGCCGTTTGACAGAGTGCCCAAAATGCCATATAATATACACATGTTCGAACATAGTGGGGGTGGACGTGGAGAGCCACCGTGTCCTGGAGAAACCTGGTTGACAACATGGGTATTCCGAAACCGTGGCAGAAAAGCCACAACCTGGTTGACAAAATGGGTATTTGACCTTTTGAGTTTCGGGCTAGCACTTTTTTGACATTCTAGCCAAACGACGCCGGCTATAACCCTAGAACAATTATTTGCCCAACGGCGCCTCTATATAAGCACAGGCATCATATTGATTGGTGAATATCTCATACTCACAACTATGCTCATTGTACTTGAATACATGTATATGTCTAGTGGTCACACACATGCTGAGTGCTATGTTATAGTCACTGCCAGCTACATGTACGTGTGCAAGATGCACTATAGTATTGGGACTGATCATATAGTATTTACAGTCAGACAGTCTATATACTACAGTTAGGCAGACTCTAAACTGTGCTTTATATTGATATATGATATGCGTTGTGTGTTATAGTGTGATCTAGATCACCCCACCCGGCGTATAGACCTATATACAGGGGTCTCAGATTAGAAAAAGTGTCAAAAAGTGTGGACTTGTGTGATATTGTGTGGCCGATTCAAGGTAATGACTCATTATCCAGGTTGACACCATGAATATAGGGTAGAAAAATTTTCCTTGACCGTGGTGCAGATTGGCATAGTTAAAATGGTTACTCAACCTGCTTCTAAAGACCTTAACAGCGGGGCCTACTGTGGTCCACCATGGACTACCCTGATCACTACAGCGGGGCCTTTACCCATACTGCTAATATAAGTATTACTATACACCGGGAGCGAACCACATGTATATACTATGCTATGAGTCAACTGCTGACTATGCTACTAAGGATCAGCTTTGGAACCTAATCAAACAGGGCGAACAGGGCTTTATCAGCGATAGGGTCTCGGCTACTCGCTTCTATATACCCGAGCGTTTAGTACCGTTTGCCCTGTTAATAGACAGTACGCTCATACGTAAAGCTCATGATGACTATATAGCA